TTCACCCCTACTACTGACGGGCTGAGCCCCCGTTGGAAAAGAACTTCGTGGGCTCAGAACGTCGTGCTCGCCGGTCGTAGGGGTGAACGACGGAGACGACGATGAGCCATCCCATCAAGCACACGCTGAACCTCAAGAGCGGCACCGTGAAGGTGACCATGCGCAAGACGAAGCCCGCGCCCCGCCGGGGACGGACGGACATCGAGCGCAACACCCCCGAGTGGCACGAGTACCTCCGCGAGCTGGCCCAGAAGCACGTCAAGCCCATCGAGAAGGGCGGCCACTGGAAGGGTCCCTGCTACGCCCTGGTGGACCCGAGCATCGCCGACGACGTGAGCGAGGCGATGGACTTCATCGGTGCCCTGGTCCTCGACGAGCAGGAGAAGGACGGCAAGGCGCTGCTCCTGTCCAACGGCTACTGGGCGAACGGCTTCTAGTCCGATGACCGAACAGGAAGCCCGCCGCATCCTCCTCGACGCACTGCACCACCCCACCGTCGCGCAGATGGCGTACTGGGTGCTGGAGGGCAAGTCCCTGGACGACGACGCTGGCGTTCGCCACAAGGACTCCGAGGGGCAGAAGGCTCTCGCCCGAGCCTCCTTCCTGGTGCGGCACCGGCTGGCCCGGCTGGCCTTCGCTGAAGGCAACCCTCGCAGGGCCGAGATTGAGCGGGTGCTCGACAAGCGGGGCTCAACCTCCACCACCGACCAGTAGTAGAGACGGACGACGGGAGACCACGATGAGCCTGCGAAACCTGCGCTACTGGATGAACCGAGCCTCCGGCTCGACCTACGCCGGGCCGACCAAGGCCGCCGTGCTGCTCAACGACGGCACCGTCATCAAGGACATCCCGCTGACCCCCTGGCGAGCAGGCTACGACGCCCTGAACGCCATCGACGCCGAGAAGGTGGCCGCCACCTTCACCGAGGCCCAGAAGGGCGGCTGGTGCGGCGAGGCTCGCGTCCAGGGCGCGACCGGCGGGTTCCACAACATCTACACCCGCGACGGCAGCACCATCGACGCGGCGGTCGCCGACATGACCGCCAAGCTGCACACCCACAACACCCGCATCCACGCCCTCGACACGGACCCCGCCGCGAAGCTCGACGTGATGCTCGCGGCGACCGACTGGTACGCGCACATAAGCGACGACCACGCGGTCTGGTCCGGCGGCGAGCGGCACTCCCGAGCGACCCGCGACCTGATGGCGCAGGTGCCCGTCGAGACGGCTCGCGCCCTGTTCGCCAAGCACGCCCCCTCCAACTTCGCGTGCCCGGTCTGATCATGCGCGCCCTCCCCGAACACGACCTGGACCCGAGCGACCCCGAGTTCGCCTCCATCAACGACTTCATCGAGTGGCGGCTGGACGACGACGAGGACACCTTCGACTGGCGGCACCTCCAGTGTCTCAACGCCCGGCTGGGGGTCCGCACGCACGACATCCGCAAGGAGCTGGAGGAGGCCGGGATGACCCTGCTGCCTCGCCAGACCGAGCGGGCGGTTCGCGGCTTCCAGGCGTGGGACAACAACCGCTGGGCAGGGAACCCCTGCGGCGGCGGCTCCGGGTGGGAACAGATCAACGGCTTCGCCGGACAGGCAGGATGATGCCCAGGAACCCCGAGTTCGACACGCAAGGACAACGCCTCGTGCGCTCCGCCCGCAAGTGGGCACCGAGGCTCGCCCTCGCCCTCGCCATCCCCGCAGCCCTGGCGGTTTGCTACGCCTTCCCGCTGGTAGGGGTGCTCCTGACCCTCACCCTCGGCGGCTGTGCCATGTGGCTCATCAAGCCGCCGACCGAGGAGCCAACGCCATGAGCCGCAAGGGCTACATCCCCCCCGAGGTCCACTTCTTCACGAAGCCGAAGCAGACGCTCGCGGCCGTCAGCGGCCACTGGTGGCGTCTCCAGCACCGCGTCGAAGTCGAGTGCCAGCCAGCGTTCCCCGTCTCCAGCCTGCTCAAGCCGGACGCGGCGACGTGGGACAACGCCAAGCAGTGGGCCACCCCCTACGTGCCCCGCCCGCGAGCGTCGCTGCGGGACGCCATGCAGGGGCGGGTGACCCCGCCCGCACCGCAGCCGGACCCGACGCCCACCATCCTCCCGAACGACCCCAAGGGCGGCTACCGCATCGTGGGGGCCGAGCAGCGGGGTGAAGGCGGCCGGGCCTGGAAGGTGCTCTCCCCCGAGGGCTTCCTCGTGGACCTCCGCGAGGACGTGTTCATGCCCATCCTGCTGCGCGAGGGGCTCCCGAAGACCGGCATCATCCCGGCCGAGTTCCAGTGGTGCGTCAACGGCAGCCAGATCCGCCTCGAAGAGGTCGGCAGCACGGCCCACGGGGAGTACACCCTCGCCGCCGACATGGCCGCCGAGAAGGCCCGCCGGGCGGCGGAGGCCAAGGCGAAGAGGGCCAAGGTCCAGTACGTCGGGGTCAGGGACCTCGAAGTCGGCGGCGTCTACAAGTTCAGCGTCTTCGGCGAGCACTACCGCCGCGTCTACCTCGGCCGCCTCCGGGTGAACGGCAAGATCAAGACCGTCTGGATGCCCGTCTCGCACCGGGGAGCGCACACCCACCAGGAACGCTTCGACCAGAAGTGGGCCGAGGCGAACCGGCACGACTGGTCGCACACCGTGGTCCTCTCGACCGGCTCGAAGGCCCTGGAGCGCCTGGGTGGGGATGTCACCCCGCCCGAGGACTGGCAGAAGGCCGCCCTGACGTTCGAGCGCGGCGACGGGATGCCCGCCGAGCACGAGCCGACCGAGTTCAACTGGCTCTAGGCCGCCCGCTTCGCCAGGATCAGCGGCACCAGGACCGCCTTGCCGCCTCGGAGCTTCGAGGCCCGCTCGACCCCCACCCCGTGCGTCGCGTACTTCCGCAGCTCGCCGATGGGCTGCTCGAACAGCTCCGCCTCACCCATCCGGTCGAACTTCGCCCACGGCCCATCCGGCACGAGTGTCAGCTTCTTGACGGGTTGGGCCTCGGGGCGTGTCGGTCTCTTGACGTTGCGGCAGCCGTAGAGGCAGCGGTCCACGGACGCAGGCATCTTCGCCGAGGGGGCGTGTCGGCGGCACAGCCAGGTGTTGTCGTCCTTCCAGACGGGGAAGTCCTCGCTCCGCGACGAGCGGACGTAGTGGAGAGGCAAATCAGGCTCCGGGGGCTGGTTTGCGGCCCACAATGAAGGGCTCCCACCCCGGTTTCAAGGCCGTGGCCCAACCATCGAACTTCGCCGCCTCCAGGGTCGCCGCTGCGGTGATCTGCGAGGGGTCGCCGACCACCCCCGGCTGCTTGCCGAGCTGCTGGTCGATGGCCTTGCTCGTGTTCAGGTACTTCGGGAAGCCGCTGTTGCCCGTGATGAACACCTTGTCCGCCCGCCGAGCCACAAAGGCTCCCGTTGGCACCCGAACACACCACACGTCGCCTTCGTAGTGCTCGGACACCGCAGCCCGAAGGTGGCGACCTTGGAGCTGCGTCTGCGGGTTCATGTGCAGGCCGACCACCCGCTTGCGGAAGTTGATCCGCCCCTGTCGGTTCATCAGGTGGGCGAGAGCCTGGAACCACACCAGGTCATCCGGGTGCTTCTGGTAGAACGCCCACCGACCTCGGTTGCACGACCCGTCGCCCTTGAGGGCGGCATCGACGAAGGCGCGCTTTTCCGCCTGCGTCATGCCCCAGAGCAGATTCCAGGTAGGCCGCTTCTCCGGCAACGCCTTCCGCACCTTCCGGGCCATCTCCCCCGCGAAGAACCAGCAGAACTCGGTGTACGTCCGGTCCTTGTAGGTGCGCTCTCGGGTGTAGAGCTTGTGGTCCGGCACCAGTCGGCCGAGCAACGCCTGGATCTCGTTGACGTGCTCCATGTTGACCGAGGACTGGTAGATGCGGACGCCGTAGGGCTGTTGGTCGAAACCGCCCTCCGTCCACAGCCAGGCCAGGAGCCGCGCCCAATCCTCCCCGCCAATACCGGGGCCGTCATGGATGCCCGCTAGCGGGAGTCGGATGTTGTTCCAGCGGTTGATCTCCCCCGCTGGTTGCACGGACCACTCCGGCTCCTCCGTCGTGACCCGGACACCATCGACCATCTTGCGTATGCGGTGCTTCTTGTAGACTCGGTGGTTCGGGGTGAGCACCTGGTCGGTGTTGTCGTTGCGGAAGACCACCATCTCACCCTTGTAGGGTTTGCAGATGACCTCCTGCACAGCATTCAATTTGACGGCCCCCGTCTCCGAGTCCCAGCAGGCCACCCGCTCCCCTTGCTGGACATCGACCCCGAGCTTCCACCCGTTCTCGGTCAGGATCTCGGCGTCGTCGGTGAGACAGCCGTAGCCCCAGGCTTCGAGGCTCTCCGCCGGGTCGAGCAAGAATCCGGCCTCCTCCATCGCGGCGGCCAGGCGGTGCCCGGTCCTGGTCGCCGAGAAGACCTTGATGATGCCGCCGGGTTCGAGGACCCGCAGGGCCTCCTTGAGCCACCGCAGGTGCCACTCGGCCTTCTCCCCACCCTGCGTCTCGGCGTCCCACGCCTTGTTCATGAAGCCGATGAGGTACGGCGGGTCCGTGACCACCGCCCCGATGCTGCCCGCCTCCAGCTCGGCAAGAACCTCGAAGCTGTCCCCCAGGCGGAGACGGAGGACGCTCACTCCTCACCCCATTCCAGGCAGTCGCCCTCGTCCGTCCCCTCGGGGAGATCGGTGAGCAGCATGTCCTTCACCACGCCGTCCGGGGACACCAGCACGGCCCAGTCGCCCTCGACTCGGTCCACCATCCACAGGCAGACCAGCAACAGGATCAACTTCGGCACCGTCGCCCCCTCTTCTTTGGCCGGTTGGTTGCCCGGTAGCTCGCCAGGCAGGGGGCACAACACCCGCCGCCCCGGTCGAACTTGATGCCCTTGGGACCCACGGGCTGGCCGCACGTCGTGCAGTCGTTGTGCGGTCGCATGGGCGGGCGTCGGGCCATACCCACCCTACCCGCTGGGGAGTCAGCGAGGGTTGGTGCAGCCAGGCAGCTCGGAGCAGGCGGTCATGCCCATCACGCACGTCGGGTTGAGGGCGTGGCCGCTCTGCTGCGTGTCCTCGCAGAACTTCGTGCAGGTGGTCCCGTCTTCGAGGGGGTCGCCCTCGGGGCACCCGAGGTGCTGGAGCTTCGCGCAGGCCGAGGCGCAGTTCGCCGTGTCGGTCGGCTCGATGGGGACCGGGGGCGGCCGGGTCTGGCAGGTGGCCCCCAGCATCAGGAAGGCCACGGTCAGCATCAGGATGGTGCGGATGAGCTTCATGCGGTCTGCTCCTGGTACGTCTCGAACCCGGCCTGCGGAACCCAGAGGTCCTTCGTCACCGAGCTGGCGATGGTGGCCGGGTCCATCAGGTAGAAGCCGTCGTCGCCCCAGTTGTTGCCCCACGAGTTCTCGCCGATGAAGAGCCCGTCCTTGATGCCCACGAGCACGGTGGCGTGGCGGCCGGTGCGGTCGTCGTTGCTCACCGGGTCGAGCACGTCGCCCTTCCGGTAGCGGGTCCAGCTCCGGTCCACGTTCGTCCCGAAGACCACCGGGTTGTTCGCCTGGAGGGCCTCGACGACCATGTCCACCCGTGCCTGGCCGGTCGAGCGGATCTTGTAGAAGCTGTCGATCTTGCTGACGTAGGCCTTCCGCATCGCCGACCACGACGGGGCCTCGAAGATGGCCGCCGGGTCCCACGGCCAGTCGGCCTCGGGCGGCACGCCGAAGCGACGCATCACGTCGAAGGCGTGCGAGATGTACGTCCCGTCGTCCTTGTCCGTCTCCTTCGGGAACATCAGCTCCCGAGCCAGGTAGTAGACCGCCAGGCGGGAGAGGTCGATGTGCGCGTCACGGCCCTTGTCCATGATGCGCTTGATCTCCAGGGCCTTCACCGTGCTCTGCGCGACGCACGAGCTGGTGCTCCGCTGGTTGTGCCTCGGGCTGGTGAACGGGCGGAGGTCCACGTCGCCGCTGGTCACACGGACCATCCGGGCTCGCAGGTTGTCCTCGAACCCCCAGTGCTTCGGGCTGTCCGGCTCCTCGCGGAAGCCACGCAGGTCGAACTTCGGCATCCCGGTCTCCTGTCGCTGGTCGCTACAGGATCACGGACATAGCCTCGATACCGGCCCGTCAGTCGAACAGGTCGAACAAATCCAGCTCCTCGGCCTCCGCAGCAGGCTGCTCGTGGTCCGACTCGATGGTCGCTCCCCGCCAGCCGACGTGGGCAGAATCCCAGTGCCGAACACGCGCATCGGCGATGGCGAGGTACTCCGGCTCCCGCTCGATGCCCACGAACTCGTGCTCCGTCTTCGAGCAGGCGATGGCCGTCGTCCCCGAGCCGAGGAAGGGATCGAGCACCACGGCGTCCTCGGGCACGTCGCCGAGCAGCCGCTCCATCAGGCCGATGGGCTTGACGGTCGGGTGGAAGTTCTTGACGTGCTTCGCCGTCCGACCAGCTCCGGCCCTCGGGTTGTTCACCCCGGCGGAGCCTTCCTTGCGCTCCACGGCCTCGTGACCGGCCTTGCCCGCCAGGTGACTGCACCCAGCCTCCCGCTCCTTGCGGCCCGCCTTGGCGACGTAGTGGAACCGGCCGGGCTCTCGAACGAGCAGGATGCAGTCGCGGATCTCGAACCCAGCGTCCTCCAGAAGAATCGCCCCTCGGTGTCCGGCAGGCTGCTCCTCGGAAGCGATGCGGAAGAGGTGGCCGCCCGGCGGGAGGAGACGCATGAACTCGTCAACGTGCTCCTGTTTGATGGAGCCCCGGACGACGAGGCCACACAGGGAACCGTCCTCCCATGTCTCGATGTCTTCGGGCCAGTGGTCCATGTCGATGACGAAGGCCGTCTTGTCGGGGGTCGAAGCCATCGTGCGCAGGTACTCGCGCAGGTCGTAGTTGCCGACCTGCTTGAAGTAGCGGCTGGCCCCACCCTCGTCGTTCTGTCGGGCGATGTGGGTTGGCCGGTTGTTGTGCGGGTTCCAGCCGAGGTTCTGGCCGAAGGCCGACATGCCGGAGGAGGAGCCTCCGACGCCCCGCGTCACCCCGCTCTGCTGGTCGAGTTCGGCTACCGGGCACCCCTCGACGCACTCCCACTCCTCGACCATCTGGCCGTTGCCTTCGGAGAGGATGTCCTCGACCTTCTCGGCTCCGGGCATCTCGTTGTAGCCATCGTAGTTGCCCTTGTCGGCGTACACGTTGATGAGGAAGTCCTCGTAGTGGTGGCCGACCAGCTTGCAGCCCTCGGTCGTGCTGTGGCGGAACAGGTGGTTCAGCCCGTCGAGGTAACGAGCTTCAACCTCAAGGATGAGTTCTCCGCCTCCAGTTCTTTGACCCGTTTCCGCAGTCGTCGAAGCTCCCGTTCCGTCTCCCGGTGAGCTTGCGTATGGCCCTTGCGGCTCTGCACTACCAGATTCTCGGGGCGGTTGTCGTCCTTCACCCCATTCAGGTGATGCACAACCTCCGAGTCGAGAATCGCCCGCCCCATCTTCGCAGCGGCTTCGACCCGATGCTCCAGCGCATACGTCTGGTTTTTCTTCCCCTTCAACATCGTCCGGGCGAGGGCCTGCCTCGCCGGATCGAGGATGCTCACCATGACGTAGACGTACCCCGTCGCAGAGTAGTAGCGGCCCCCCTTCCACTGAGATGAGTTCTCGCGCAAGAACTTGCCAGTAGCAGCGTCCGCCATCTTCTTCCGAGAATCGTCCTTGTGTCGCTTCCCTGTCCGGTCGGGCCGGTAGTTGCCTTTCGTATGACACTCCTTCGAGCAGAACTTCCTCCGTCCGTTCCGTGCCCACGCCGGAGTCACCTCGAACTCCTTGCCGCACTGTTTGCAGGTGATCTTCACCCACTCGGTCTTCCTCTTCCCGCGTGCCGCTGCTGCTCCCGCAGCCCCCGCACACTTGCGGGAACAGAACTTCCGCTTCGCCAACTGCGACGGCATCCCCTTGATGGGCTCGCCACAGTGCTTGCACGGCTTCGACAACGCCGTAGTGGGCAATCGCCTGCTCATGGTCGGCCTCCGTGATGTCCCCACGAAGAGCATACCACGCAGACTGCCGATGTTGCAGGATTACGTTTGCAGGCCACCGGCCCTTGGTCGAGCCGGTCGTCCCACCCTGCCAATCTCCGTCCCGCATCGCCGGGCCGTTGGGCTGCTCATTCTGGGTGCGGAGGGTCGTCCCCCCGCCGAGCCGTGTTCCGTCGATGTTCAGGGAGCCGGTGCCGTGCTTCAGGGCGTTGGCGGCGACGGTCCCTTCGAGGGGCTTGCGGCACAGGTGGATGGCGGTCAGGGCGGGCATCAGTCGTCCTCAAGTTCCTTCGCGGCCTTGTCGATCTCGTCGCCGAGCTTCGCGTTCTCCTCCGCCGTGCGGGCCACGTCGAAGCAGGACAGCAGCCGACGACACGGCCACTCCACGCGAGCGATGAAGGGGTCGAAGGGGGCCTGGTCCCTCGACTTGAGGCAGTTGAACTGCACCCGGCTCTGCTTCTTCAGGTCTTCGTCGATCCAGGTCGAGGTGACGATGTCACCCGACCGCTCGGCCTCGTTGGCGTAGGACAGGTGGGTCAGGTTGTAGCCCGCCTTGCCCGTCTTCTCCTTCATCTTGAGGGCCGACTTGTAGCCCTCGCGGCTGATCTGGAAGAGGCCGACGACGGCCATGCCCATGCCCCGGTTGAAGCCGAGGGCGAGCTTCTTGAGGTCGCGGATGACCTCGTTGAGGGACTCCGTGGTGCTGTTGCGGTGCCGCCGGGGCGACATCAGCCCGCAGTGGTCCACGAAGATCATCTGGAAGGGGTCCTTGCTGTAGATGACCTCGGCCATGCTCCGAAGGTCGTGCATGGTGAAGTCGTCCTTGTCGGGGTCGGCGACCTCGATGTGGATCTTCCCGTAGTCGCAGGGCAGGTAGGGGTGCTGCACCACGTCCTCCCCGTTGAAGTCGGGGATGACGTAGTCGAAGTAGAAGGTCTTGGCGTTGGGGTGCCAGTCCTTGAGCGTGCCGTCGCGGATGTCCTGGTAGTTCAGGCCCACGTCGGATTCGAGGTCCTGCTGGAGCCCGAGCCGCATCCGAATCTCGCGGAACTTCGGGTGCATCGAGTGGATGGCGTACAGGATGCGGCGGCACTGGTTGTACGGCATCTCCAGGCTGAAGATCAGGACGTTGTGCTGGAAGATGACGGCCTGGTTGTAGGCCCAGTTCAGCATGAAGGTGGACTTCATGCCGCCCGTGAAGGCCGCGTGAATCCACAGCTCGTGCCGCTTCGCCCCGGCCAGAGCCCGGTCCATCTGGTCGAGGAACGTGAACTGCCCGATGCCCGCCAGCGGGTCGCTCTCCACCCGCTCGTACTCCTCCTTGACCGCTGCTCCGTCCTTCGTCACCTCGCCGGAGAGCCGACCGCCGATGGTCGGGGCCACCACGTCGTGCGCCTTCTCGACGACGTACCGGGCCGAGTCGATCGGCCCCTTGAGGATCTTCTTCTCCCGGCCCTGCTGCACCTCCATGCCGGTCGAAGTGATGATCGAGGCGTCCTTGAGCGTCTCCGCCCACATGCGCTGCCGCCGGTCGTTGGCCTTGTCCTCCAGCACCCGCTGGAAGTCGCCCTTCGTCCGAGCCTTCAGGCCCTCCAACTGCTTGAGCTGGTCGAGGACCGTGTCTTCCTTCGCGTGCTCGAAGTGCGACCGCAGCGTCGCCAGGTTCGGGACGTGGCTGTGCGCCCGCACGAACTCCTGCACGAAGGCCCAGATGACCCCGTACTCCGGCACGTCGAAGCCGAGGCCCGAGCCGTTGAGCCACTGGTAGTTGCGGAGCAGCAGCTCCGGGTTGTCGCCCGAGTCGGCGACGAAGACGGACCGCAGGAGGGACTTCACTCGTCACCCCCCTTCTTGCCCTTCGGGTGCCGAAGGAACGCGGGCAGCTTCTCGGCGTTGCCGCCAAGCTCGTCCGCCGTGGGGAAGTCTTCGAGCAGCTCGTCCGGGTCGAACTCGTCGTCGGGCAGCAGGCCGACCCCTGTCGAGCCGGGGTCGTGGGCGTTCGCCAGCAGCTCGTCCAGGTCCAGCTCGTCGTCCGCCGGGTCGGGCGTCGGCACCGGCCCCGTGCGCTCGCCGTCGTCCTCCATCGGGAGCTGCTCGAACGGGGAGTCCTCATCGACGACCGGAGGGGCCACCGGGCGGCCCTGGGCGGGCCTGCGAGCGATGCCCGGCTTCCTGCGGGTGTAGGCGGAGGCCGAACCCCCTGCGAGGCCCTGGGCGGCCTCTGGGGCGCTCTGCTGCCTCCGTGCTGCGGGGTACTGCCCGGCGGCCCCACGGGCTGCGGGCTGGTCCTCGGAGAGATGCACTCGCCGGAAGCCGTCGAGGATCTCCATGACCGTCTCGCTGTAGCAGATGTGGCCGGGGGCGAGCGGCTTGATGAGCGAGTCCACGACCCAGGTGGGCTTGCCCTGCAACTCCCGCTCGTTGATGGCCTCGGCGATGACGTTGGGCGTCTCCCGGTTCTTCGCGGCCTTCACCCCGAGCCGGATGATGAGCAGATCGAAGGGGACGGCCAGGTCCACCAGGGTCACGTAGTGCTCGGACGGGCGGTCCCGCTGGAACCCGTCGCGCTCGACGAGCACGTCGGCGTCGAACACCTCGCTGGCCCCGGACAGCCACGCCGTGACCAGGGTCGCGTCGGCCACCACGCGGGCGTCCCACTTCGGCCCCTTGCGGAAGGCGACGTGCCGCAGGTGGCGGCGGAAGTCGTAGGAGGAGGCGGTGATCCAGAGGCTCTGCCCCGTCATGCCGAGCAGCGGGCTCTCGTCCACCGACTCGACGTTCATCAGCACCTTCCACACCCGCTTGACGTTGGCGATGAGGTCCCGCTTGTAGACGCAGTCGCAGTCCCGCGTCCCACCGCCGGGCCACTTCACCCCGCCGCCCACGTCCACCATGACCGGCACGACGCCCCGCCCCTTGCACTTGTCGCAGTCGGGGTCGCCGCTGCCGGTGGGGAAGTCGAGCAACGGGTGGTTCTGGTTGATGTCCGGCCGTTCCGGCTTGTTGCTCATTCCTTCGCGTCCTCTTGAAGGGCCTCGAACAGGTCGTTGATCTCGCTGCGCACTTCGAGCACCTCGGGCTTCTTGTCCCGCTCCCTCTGAGTACCCTTCACGCGCTCCCCGAGGACCGCCTCGATGAGCTTCATCTTGCTGCCGATCACGTCCATGACCCGCTGGTCGATGGTCGCGTCCTTCTTGAGCTTCTTCGACCGGGCCACCAGGTGGATCGCCAGCACGCTGTCGTGCAGCGACCCGATGCGGATCATCCGGCCGAGGATCTGGATGTAGTCACCGGCCGACCAGGGCGTGTCGTAGAAGATGATGGCCTTGGCCGCCTGGAGGTTGATGGCGTCGCCACCCGCCATCGTGATGCAGATGATGTTGCACGGGTCGTTGGGGTTCTGGAAGCGATCCTGCGCCTCCTGCCGTTGCGGCCCCGTCTCGGCCCCGGTCACCCGCACCGCGTCGAGCTTCTTCCGCTTGAAGGCGGGCATCAGCAGATCGACCATCTTGCTGAACCGGCTGAAGACGATGACGTTCTCCCCGGCCAGGTCGCCCTCGGTGAGCAGCTCCAGCAGGGCGTCGAGCTTGCCGGACCCGCCGTCGCACTCGATGAGCGAGGGGTGATTGACGATCTCCTGGCAGTAGATCAGGGCGGTCAGCTTCGTGACCTCCTTCTCCTCCTCACCCTCCGCTCGCTTCTCGCCGACGTAGAGCAGGCCGGTCAGGGCCTCGGCGTACTTCTCCTCCTGCGCCGTGGACATCGGCACCTCGAACACCTCGCGGGTCAGCGTGGGCAGCTCGGAGGCCACCTCGTGCTTCGGGCGGCCGAGGTAGTAGGGGCCGATGCGGTCGCGGAACTCGCCGACCTTCTCCGGGTAGTAGCCGACGATGCGGGGGACCTTCCGGCCACGCCCGATCTGCATCATCTCGACGATGCAGTAGTAGTACATGAAGCTGTTCGTGGACCCGAACAGCCCCGGCACGACGACCTGGTAGATGCCGTGCCCCTCCATCAGGTGGTTCTTGATGAGGGTCGCGGTCAGAGCCCACGTCCGGTCGGCCATCTCGCTCATGTGGCGGACGGCCTGATGCACCTGCGTCTTCGGGTTCTTGTAGGCGGTCGCCTCGTCGGTGATGAGGATGTACTCGCCGTCGTTCTGGAGCTTGCGGATGTCGTTCACGGCCGAGCGGTAGCCCATGATCATCACGGTGGGCTTGCTCGACTTCCGCCAGGCCGCGTAGGCCGCCTCCCGCTGCTTGCGGGTGCCCGCCGCGACGATGACCCGGACGCCTCGCGTGAACTTGCCGAACTCCTTGGCCCACTGCGGCGTCGCCGACTTCGTGGTCAGGACGATGGCCTTGCGGGAGGGGTCCTTCTCCCAGATGTAGCAGAGGGCCGCGATGGCCTGGAGCGTCTTGCCGAGCCCGGTGTCGTCGCCCAGCAGGAACCGCTTCATGAAGATCAGGTGGAGGATGCCCTGCACCTGGTAGTAGCGGATGGACAGGTCCCGCTCGACGCCGTCGAAGCCGGTGAACGTCTGCTTGAGGTGGGTCGTGGGCTTGAGCTTGAGGTCGGTCCGCTCTCGGATCTTCTTCAGCTTCGCCGCGACACGTTCGATCCGTGAGTCAGCCATCCGGTCTCCGTCGCACAGGTAGCCCGCCTACCCGTGCGGCGGAGCAGGTGAACCTACCCTTGCACGGCCCGGACCACCCGCAGGAGCAGCTCGCCGTCTCGGAACATGCGGGACTTGAGCATGAGAGCCTTCGGGAAGATGCGGCGGAGGTACTCGTAGGCGTTGGCGGGGCTCACCTTGCCCTGCGTCTTCTTCGGCACCGCCCGCACCTGCGTCTTGAGCGCCAGGTCGTAGGCCTTCCGCAGGAGCGGGAGCATCGACTTCACCGCCCACGTCCCCAGGTGCTTCGCGATGACGTTGATGGCCGCGTCGGTCCCCGCGTCGTGCGGCACCGAGAACGACGCCGAGTAGTTCGGCATCGTGCCCGAGCGGCTGGTGATCGTGAGCATCAGCTCCAGGGCAGCGGCTTCAGCCCGCCCCATGCGAGGCAGGTTGGCCTGCTCCGCGAGCGCCCAGAAGACGTAGGGCAGGTGGTCCGGGTTCACGCCGAGCCGGTTCGCCTGGCCCACGACCTCGCGGACGACCGCCCGCCCCATCTCGGCCAGGCCACGATCCAGAGCCGCAGCGATGCCGAGGAGGAGATCCTCCTCCGGTCGTCGAGCTTCTCGGGCGAGGCAGCTCACTGCACGTCCACCACGATGCGGCCCGGCCCGGACACCTCGAACCCCGACCCGTTGTCGATCGGCCATGCCTTCACCCCTCCGTGGGCCTGGACCACGAGCTTCTGCTTCGGGAGGTGCAGGTGCCCTCGAACCGTGCTCGGGGACGGCTTCGGGGGCTCCATCTTGAGCAGGTGCTCGGCCACCACCGCCAGGGAGGCTCGCGGCAAGGACAGGCTCTCGATGGCCGCTGCCGTCCGCTGGCCGACCACTCCGTCGATGGGGCCGCAGTTCCGGCCCGCCCGGTGGAGCTGCGCCTGCACGAACCGCGTCTCCTCCTTGTCGCCCTGCCAGACGCCCACGTCCACCTGCGCAGCGCAGCAGACCGAGGGCCACGCCAGGTGACCCCGACCCTCCGCCAGCAGCTTGCCGTAGAGGGCCTGCCAGGGGCCGAAGTACCGGAACACCGGGTGGCCCGGCTCCAGCAGGGGGTCGCGGAGCTTCGGGGTGAACCCGAGCGGCACGGCGACCCCCCAGGCGGCGTAGAGCGCGTCCTGGGCGTCGGCCCCGTCCTTCTCGAACGTGAGCCAGACCTCGCGACCGGCGGCGATGAGCCCGGCCGGGTTGTACTTCTGCCGTGGGGGCTTGGCGAACTTCACCCGCCAGCCCGCCTTGCTGGCCTGGTTCTCCAGCGAGCGCAGGGCATCCGCTACGTCGGGGGCGACGATCAGGCCCTTGTACGTCATCAGCCGGAGCCGCTGCATGAGGCTACCTCCACCTCCTCGGGTTCATAGGCACCCTACCGCGACGGCTGGAACACCCTCACCCGGATGCCCCGCTGCTCGGCCTTGTCGATGGCGTCCTTCGTCCCCGTGCTCTCGCCGTCCCAGAACGCGAACAGCACGTCGATGTCCGCGACCAGGCGGCTGTTCCGGGCCAGGGGAGCCAGTTTCTTGCCGTGCCGCTCCCACTCGGGCTCGTGCTCGACGACCGTCAGACCGGCCAAACGGCCCGAGGCCGCAGCGGCCGTGTCCACCCCCCGTGCCCCGCCGGAGACGATGACCGCGTCCGGGCAGCGGTCGGCCAGCTTGCCGACGAAGTGCCAGACGGCCCGGAGGTCCGGGTAGTCCCTGCTGCCGATGATGCCGACCCTCAATCGTCCTCCCGGTAGCGGTCGTCGAGGAAGTCGAGGAAGTCGATGGGGGGCTTCTTCCGATACCGCTTCTTCGGCTTCTTCGGCTTCGGGGGATCGGGCTCCTTCGCCTTCGGCGGCGGCTTCTTCTTCTTCGCGGGCGGCTTCTTCTTCGGCTTCGGGGGCGGGGCCGGAGGATCGGCCGGGGCGTCTACCTGGACCTCGCGAACGGCCTTGTCGAAGTCCCCGTGCGGCACCTTGAACGGCTTCTCGTTGGCGATGAGCGGCTCGATGATGATGTAGCCGGGGTGGATGCTGGCGACCCGCCTGTTGCGGTAGCCCTGGCGGAAGAAGGTGAGGATGTCGCCGGGGCGCACGTCGTCGGGGAAGCCTACCTTCGGCAGCCGCTTGCAGCCGAGGCGGCGGTAGACGACCACCCACTTGGTCGCCATCGGCCTACTCCTCGACGGCTCGCCAGCGGGACTTCGCTCCGGTGCCGGTGCAGAGGATGCGCCCTCGGCCCCTCACCCGCTGGAGAGCGGTGGACACCTCGTTGCGGTAGGGCCTCCAGCTCGTCGTCGCGGCCCACTCGTCGATCTGCTTGCGGGAGCACGGCTGGTTGGCCCGGACGAACGCTTCGAGGTCATCGTCCCAGGGGTACTGCGCCTGCCGCAGGCGGTCGGCTCGGGAGGGCTCTGCCATGCCCCATCCTACTCGGGGGAGGGCTTCGACGAACCCTGGGGCGTCTCCAGGCTGCGCTGCAAGGACTTGGTCATCCCGATGTAGAAGCACGTCCAGCACCAGGACATTCGGCCGGATGCCGCCATCTTGCGCTCGGGGTGGTCGCAGCGGGCTCGCTCTTTGGGGGTCAGCTTGTCCATCAGAGTCCCGTCACGGTGATGTGGGGGTGGTCGGCCACGAGATCCTGGGCACCCTTGCGGGTCAGGTCCATGACCTTGTTGCCGAGGGCGTTCAGGGCGTGCCAGACGCCCTGGCCCACCGGCTTGACCGAGACGATCATCCCGAAGGGGCCGGGCAGACTCGGGGCGGCCCCGGTGATGGGGGTCGCCATCGGGCCGATGCCCTTGCGGAGCCACTCGACGATGGCGTGGAACACCCGCCGGTCCGTGCTGGCGACGTGGAAGAGGTGCTGCTGGTTGTTCGGGCCTCCGGTGCTCCAGGTGGACGCGACCGTCGTCCCCTTCACCCCGTAGGCCTCGCCCGCCACCCGCTCCAGGTCGTCCTTGAACGTGTGGAAGACCGGACCCTGCCAGGAGGCCGGGAACTGGTCGAAGGCGACCTCGGTGACCGCGCCCTTGATGCGGACCAGCACCCCGCCCTGGTCGCATCGCCAGGAGGTGGCCAGCCCGGCCGGGGCGGCCGGAGCCGCCGGGGCGGGCTTCGGGGCGGGGGTCTTCGGAGCGGGCTTCGGGGCGGGCGTCTTCCCGGCCTTGGCCTTCGAGCCGATGGCCTGCGCGGCGGCCATGCCGCCCTTCACGAAGGCGTCGATGACGACCTGACGGACCCGGACGTAGGGGGTGTCGGCGTAGTCGTAGCCCTTCGCGACCTTCTGCGGGGTCTTCGCCTCGACGTAGGCCCAGTCCTTCACGAGGATGGTGCCCTTGCTGCCGATGGCCCCGTAGTGGATCTCGACCGGCTCGTTGCGGCCCCGACCCGTGGCGAGCCAGAACTTGTTGCTGCCGCCCGTCGTGCATTCCAGCCGGAAGGTCCAGGGTCGGCCCCGCCCCATCGTGGAGCGGGCGTCGGACAGGGTCAGCCTCGCCATCACTTGCCTCCCTGGATGAGCGCCTGGATCTCGCGGGGCGTCTCGATGACGACGCCGATGCGCTTGCCGTCGAGGAGCACCTCGGTCCAGAGGCGGTTGTCGATGTCGGCATCGTCGAAGGGGACCATGCCGGTCTTGTCGTCGTTGAGGACGTAGGCGTCGAAGTTCGCGTGCTGCGGGCGGCGCTCCTGCACGAAGCGGGTGCCCGCCAGGGGGAACAGGCCGCTCATGCTCTGGCCGTCCACCTGCGCGACGTTGCCGAAGACCTCGAAGCCGGTGTTCGCGGCGTCGTAGGCCACGCCGTCGAAGTTGAAGTCGGCTCGCTCGACCTTCCGCTCGTCGGTGACCACCTTGTAGGCGGTGACGCGCTCCAGGCGAACCAGGGTCAGAAGTACGTGGGTGCTCATCTCGCTACCTCTCGGTCAGTGGCCTCTCGGCCGGTCCGGCTCTCGCCGTGGTTGCTCTCGCACACCTACTACTCGGAACGCCCTCCTCCTGAGCCCTCGCGGATGCGGCGGCGGGCCGCTCGCCGGGTGTCGGCCCGCAGGCGGGCCTCGCGGCGGCAGGGGTTGCAGGCGACCAGGATGGGGTCGGTGTCGCACCGGCACTCGGCCGGATGAGCCTGGTCCACGGTGGGGAGGAGCACGAGCAGGCGGTCGGGGGTCATGTCGTCGTCCTTCAGCCGTGGGCCGCAGTGGGCGTCCCGCAGACGGGGCAGTTCTCGGGCACCTCGGAGGCTCGGATCTTCAGGCTTCCCTGACCGCAGCCGCAGAGCCACTGGACCCAGGGGTCCTCGTCCTCGTCCTCGTCCTCGTCCTCGTCCTCGTCCTCGTCCTCGTCCTCGTCGAAGTCCATGTCGGCTTCGATGTAGTAGTCGTCCCCGTAGTAGCGGCTGATGTCCGCGAGGAACGAACCCGGCTCGGCGGCGACGAACGCTGCCAGCGTCTCGTAGCGCGGGGTGCTCAAGTCGAGGCTGTCGCGCAACCAGTTCGCCTCGGTCACTCGCGATTCCCAGTCGTAGCAGGCCGCGATGGCATCCACGTCGGAGGTCGAGAGGGCGTAGTTCACCGGGGGGTCTGGCGTTCCGAGCAGCGCGTCGAGTACCTGTTGCGTCATCACTTCCTCCGTCGTTCACCCCTACTACTGGGCACGTCGGCGTTCTGAGCCCCGCCCCGCGCGAAATCCAGATTCTTGCCCTGGCGGGCCGCGCAAGTGCCTGTTCTACAAGGGCTTTCGCCCTTGTAGATTTTTCTGCCCGCAGGGCTCAGAAGGCTCTGGAGGGCAGTAGTAGGGGTGAACGCAACGGAGGACCCGATGGACGCCACGAACCCCGCCCTGATGGACATGCTGAACACGACCGACCCTGCGGATCTGGTCGCCCCCGCATCGGGCAGCAAGCCCGCGAAGCTCGCCAAGGGCGGCACGAACTCGACGGCGGCCCACGCGGCGGCCGACGCTCTCGGCATCATCCGCGAGTGGGGCAAGGTCTTCGACCTGGCGGCCACCGACTGCTGCGTGTGCGGCACGGCCCTCCGCGACGCGGTGAGCGTGACGCGCGGCATCGGCCCGGTCTGCTCCCGCAAGCACTACGAGATCGACTTCACGACCATCACAGTCGCGATGGTCGAGGACGCCCTCGGCATCCTGCACGCCAGCGGCCTCGACAAGCCGGTGAAGCTCGCGGCGAAGGCCCTGAAGGCCAAGCCCCGCGACCTCTGCAACGTGCTGGTCTGGTGGGCCTCGGCGCACCTGGACGAGACCGACGTGGTCCTCGACTGCGCGGCCGTCGTCACCGCCCTCGGGTTCGAGAGCCTCGGCGACCGGCTCCGCGAGCGGAACACCAACGTCATCATCAGCAGCGTGCCCGACAGCACCGACTTCATCGTCCGCTGCCGGGCGAAGTCGAACGTCCGCCGCAACATGCGGAGCGTGAAGGAGGCCACCCCGGTCGAGCGCGAGGGCCGCTTCAAGTACGGCTGGCGCTTCCCCGCCACCCGCAAGGGCCTGGTCTGGACCATCCTCGGTGAGGACTTCGGCGGCCAGTGGGCCACCGTCCCCGCCGACAAGGCCAGCAAGGTCGTCAAGGTGGACAACGCGACGGCGTGGGACGTGCGCAAGGCCTTCAAGGCCGCGTACCCCCCGAAGACCTCGCGGGCGGCGGCCCCGAAGCCGCTCATCGTCCGCCCCGGCAAGCTGGCGGGCACGGTCGAGGCGTTCACGCCCTACCGCGACTTCGCCTTCACCTCGGCCTTCAAGGCCGCCGTGCCCTGGAACCGCGACCCGCTGAAGGGCCGCACCTGGGACCGCGACCGCGAGTGCTGGACCGCCCCCGCCCGCTACGAGGCGCAGGTCCGCAAGCTGGTCGCCGAGCACTTCAACGGCCGCAAGTAGCCAACCCCTCCGGGGCGGGGAGACCGGCCCCGGAACAAGACCCTGGACAGGACCCCCAATGACCCGTCTCCACGCCGCTCTCGCCTTCGCCAGCATCATCGAGGACTCCCGCAGCCTGAACTCCCCGACCCTGGACCAGGTGCAGCTCCTCACCCCCCACATCGACAACGACGTGGTCGCCGCGAAGTTCGCGGAGGCGACCGAGGGTGACGACGCCAAGTCGTGGTACTTCGCCGTCCCCGGCGTCCACGTCCAGGGGTCCGTCCACGTCTTCAGCCTGTCCCGCCACAAGGGCACGGTCACGCTGCGGCGGGCGATGGGCCACAACGTCCTCTACCGTGGGGGCTGGAGCCCGAACGAGTACGACGACGACGCCCACACCTGGCAGCAGGCGAACGTGGACTACGACCGGCTCATCAACCCGCTCGGCGAGGACGGACGCCCCCGCTGGTGCTGGTTCCAGAGCAACCCGGTCAAGGACCCCACCCGCCGCGTGCCGGACTACTTCGCCATCAAGCGGGGAGCCGACCCCTCGCCGAAGGCGGTCGAGCCGGGACGGCAGGACGGCCGCCCCGTGGGCATCTGCTCCATCGCGTTCGTGTACGAGTACGGCAAGGACCCGAACAGCCGCCAGGGGCAGTTCGACAAGGAGGCCGACGCCGATCTCGCCATCCACAGCAGCCAGTACCTCCTCTGGAACGAGGTCAAGGACGCGACGCGCAGCACGGGCGCGGCTCCGACCAACTGGTGCGCGGTCTGCGGCAACTCGCTGCACATGACCGGCTGCGCCCACTGCGGCTACTTCTACCGGGACAACCAGTTCGACACGGGCGGTGGCCCCGCCATCGGCCCGCAGGCCAAGGCCCTGACCGAGAAGTTCTCCAACTGGACCTTCACCGGGATGGTGGCCCCGGAGGCAAGCTGATGGCCGGACTCGCCTTCAAGCACACGATGGACCCCCACGCGCTCGACGTGGACCGGGAGAACCCGGCGAAGGACGGGGTCATCGACGGCAGCACCTCGAAGATCGGGTCCATCCAGTGGCACCCCGAGCGCCAGCCCCGGTTCGTCACCCTCGGGCTGGAGAGCTTCACCCTGCACGAGCTGGAGATCATCATCGGCAAGCTGCGGCACGAGAAGACGAGGCGACGATGAGCAAACGCATCGACGAGATCACGACGACCCCGCTGACGAACCACATCCAACGCGACGCGACCGCCTGGGACCGCTACCTCGCCTGGATGCGCCAGGCCTCGATGGAGGCGTCCGACCGGGAGCTGACCAGCGTCCGGTTCGCCAAGGAGGTCCTCGGCCCGCAGGACTTCTGCTGGACCGGCTGGCACCGCAACTGGGTGTGGGTCCGCGAGTTCGCTCCGGGCCGGTCCTGGCGGCTGTTCGCCAGCACGCGGGGCTTCACCCTGGAGTTCGAGGGGGGCAACGAGCCGACCGACGAGAACCTCCAGGCCGCGAAGGACGCCCTCAACCACTTCATCACCACCTGGGAGGCCGGGCTGTGAGCCGCCGAGTAGACATCAAGGCCATCCTGGCCGACCCGGAGAAACGTCAACGCCTCATGCGCGGCATGGCGACCATGCTCATCGCCGTGGGTGCGGACTTCCAGATCGAACCTGCCGAGGCCCGACGCCGGGCCGAGCGGCTGTACCCCCGAAGGGACACGAAGTGACCGACCTGACCACCCTGTTCACCGGAGCCAACCCCGACCTCCTCTACGGCTCCATCGCCCTCGTGGCGATCGGGTTCATCGCCCTCCTCCTGGTCCGCGTCGTCACCGCCGCCGCCGTGCAGGGCCGCGTCCGAGGCGCGCAGGCGAAGGTGGCCGGGGACATCGCGGCCGAGCAGCAGCGCCCGCGTCGCGTGGTCGGCCGCCGGGTCTACCCCCGCCCGTCTCCGACTTCGACCGGGCCAGGCGAGAGCACGAGGCCACCCGCGAGGCGATCCAGGCGTCGTGGACCACCGGCCTCATCGGCTCGGGCCTGGGAATCGTCTGCTGGCTCGCCGTGGCCGCCGGGCTGGTCGGCAGCGTCGTGTACCTCGTCCAGCGGTACGGGGTGGTCGCGTGAGCTAGAGGTGCATCCCGCACTCGGTCTTGCCGCACCCCGGCCAGCGGCCTGACCGCTCCGAGCCCGTCGAGGGCTCCGTGCAGGGCGAGCACCCGATGGAGGGGTAGCCCCGGTCGTGCAGGGCGTTGAACGGCAGGTCGTGCTGGCGGATGTACCGCCAGACATCGGCCGATGTCCACGTCGCGAGCGGGCTGACCTTCACCAGGTCCCGCCCGTTCACCACCTGCGGCTCCGCCACCTTGATGCCCGCCCTGGTCGGCCCCTGGTCCCGCCGCAGGCCCGTCATCCAGGCTTTCTTGTCCGCCAGGGCCTCCCAGGTGGGGGCGACCTTGCGGAGGGCACAGCAGCGGTCTGGGGCGTCCCTGTGGAGGGTCGGGCTGACCTCGACATCCGAGCGGATCACCCGGATGTCGAAGTCGAAGCGGTCGCGGACCTGGTCGAGCAGAGCCAGCGTCTCGGGGAAGTGGAACCCGGTGTCCACGAAGAACACGCTGGCGAGGGGCCGGACGCGGCTCAGCAGGTGCAGCAGCACGATCCCTGAAGGCCCGAACGCCGTGGAGACAGCGAGGTCCTTCTCGAAAGTGCGGCAGGCCCAGGCGACGACCGCCTGAGCCTGCACCTGCTCAAGCCACTCGTACATCCAGGGTCAGGCCTCGCGAGGGGTGCCGTCTGCCTTCTTCGAGGTGACGTGCTTGGCGACCAGCTCCCACAGGGCGATGGCGATGCCGCCTTCGAGCAGGCCGAGGGTGATGGACTCGCCGATGCCGACCCCGGTGGCGAGGCCGAGCCCGATGGACGCGGCGGCACCGACGCCGAGCGTCACCCACGGCACCCACTTCGGGCCGACCTTCGCGGCCAGGCCGATGCGGTTCAGCACGAAGATGACCAGCATCAGGAGCAGGCCGACGAAGACGGTCCAGTGCCCGTTGTTGGCCGCGTCGAGCAGCATCCCGATGAGCTTGCCGACCTCCTCGTCCGTCTCGGGCACCTTGTCGATGTCGGCCCCGACCTTCGCGGAGTCGTCGTCATCGGCGGCGGTCGCCTCGGCGGCCTCCTCCACGACGGGGGTGCCCGCGACGATCTTCGCGGAGTCATCGTCGTCGGCGACGGTGGCTGCGGCTGCGGGGGTGGCTGCGTCCGGGGCCGGTGCTTCCGCGAAGGCGGAGCCGGTGGTCAGGAACAGGGCGAGCAACAGAGCGGACAGGTAGCGCATGGCTTCCTCCTTGGTCAGCGGGACAGCAGGCGTTCGACCAGGACGGCCTTCGTGCCGGACGTGGGCAGGCCACGCTCTGCGGCAAGTGCCTGAAGCTCCGCCTTCTTCATCCCCTTCAGCTCGGCCTCGGCCGGGGCTGCGGGTTCTTGAGCCGGGAGCGCGATGGCCCCCGGCGGTGGTGGCGAGGCCGCGTCATATACACGCGGCCCGCCTACTTGCGCCAGCCTCGCCTTGAGGTTCTCGCGCTCGGCCGTCGTCAGGCCGGGGTTCCCGAGGGCACGTCGGAGCTGCGCCTTGTACGCCTTGTCGGCCTCACGACGCGCCGACGAAGCGATGTGGCGGCGATTCAGGAACGGCATCAGCTACCCCGCTGGTCCTCCGGGTACACCGCCAGCACCACCTGCGACGGGTCGGGGACCGCCCGACTGTACCCACGGACCATCGGCCGCCCCATGCAGCGGTAGCGGTCGGCGGCGGCGTAGCCCTCGCCGTAGCCGCTCGGGCTGATGATGCCGTCGAGGGTCACGCCGTTCTGGACCGACAGGCCGTCGCCGAGGTGGGCGTGGGTCAGCACCACGAGCTGCACCTCGTCGCCGTCGTGGGTCTTCGCCAGGCTCCCGCCCGAGAAGGCCTCCTCGTAGTAGCTCCGCACGAGCATCGCCCGGCAGGCCAGCACACCGCCCTTGAGCACCGGCTGGCTCGACTTCGGGAAGCTCTCGCTCACCCAGTCGATGGGGCCGCCGGGGTTGTCGCCCGAGAGCACGAAGGCCGAGCCGCCGCCCCGGTAGATGCGGAACTTGCGGGTCGCCCCGTTCGGAGCCGTGTCGGTCCAGGCCGCCCACGACACCGGAGCCACCTGCACGTCCGCCAGGGCCACCAGCTCACCGGGAGCCCCCAAGAACCTGGAGAACTCCTCCCCGCCGCCCGTGAGGGGCATGAGGGTCTGGATGGGCCGCAGCGGAGCCGCCGCCGAGTTCATCGCGGAGGCGTCGTCCCCGAGCGGGTTCTCGCACAGGAAGTCGTTGTCCTGCACGAGCACGCCGAGCGGGAGGCGCTCGGTCATGCCGGTCAGAGCCATCTGGCTCGTCCCGTTGCCCGCGTTCACCGGGAGGTCCACGCCTCCGGCGAGGTTGGTGGACGTGGTCGAGTGGCCGACCGGCAGCTCGTTGGTGCGCGGCACCACGAACGCCATCGTGTCCTCGGTCAGCTCCATCGTCTGGCCGACCGTGGCCCCGAAGGACTGCCGACCGAAGCGGACGCCGATGCCGTTGCCCTCGGCCCCCGTGGGGATGGCCTCGATGAGGATCACGGACGAGCCGTCGTAGCGGGCCGTCACGGTCCTGCCGAGCTGGCTGTGCAGGTTGATGGTCGCCGCGATGCTCTGCGCCATCCCCTCGTTGGTGCCCCTGGTGTGGATCACCTTGAAGTCGAGGACGGTCGCCGAGAGGTTGACGCTGCCCTGCGGGTGCTCCTTGAGCACGGCCACGTCGCAGATGCGGTCGCCGCCGAGCCCGATGGGAGCGGCCGTGGTGTTGTGGACTCGCAGGGTGACCTGGTCGATGACCGTCACCGTGTCGGCCGTGATGATCAGCCCGGCCGGGAGAGCCGCCGGGGGGTTGACCACGACCACGTCGCCGACCGCCGCCCCGACGAAGGCTTCCGCCGTCGCGGTGTTGCTGTTCGCCGGGACATCCACACCACCGAGGTCCGCCACGGTGACCGTGATCTGCTTGATGGCGTCGTGGTCGGAGAGCGACTCGAAGGGCACGTCCGGGTTGGTGTTCCGGGCGACGACCGTCACCTCGTCCGGGTTCGTGACGTAGGCGTGGAACTCGATGCCCGCGTGAGCCGACCGCCGGTTGACGACCACCCCGTCGCCGACCCTTGCCCCGTTGACGGTGACCGTCTGCGAGACGGACTGCCCATCGACGACCGACACACCGAAGTTCACCGTCTCGTTGAGCAGCTCCAGGGCGTCGTGCCCGCTGTTCTGCTCGACGTTGAAGATGTCCTCCGCCGGGATGTTGTTCGGGGCTCCGGTCAGCGTCGGCGTGAAGGCCGTCGTCGCCCCGTACAGGGTGACCGTCGTGCCGTCGAGCAGCGAGAAGGTGATGAAGAAGGCGTCGTCGTTGCTGTTCGCCTTCACGAACGAGTCGATGGACGATACCTCCAGGCCGACCGAGGCCCTGCTGCTGTTCTCCTTCTGCCCCTCGGTGAACGCCCGCACGTTGATGCGCCAGTCGTTCGCCGTCTCGGTGAGCGGCATCCGCGTCGCCGACACCAGGTCGGTCTGGATGTGCCCCACGTCGAGCGGGGTGCCGGGGAACAGCTCGCCGCCGACCTTGCCCGTGCCGAGCGTCGTGTAGAAGTCCATCGAGGCAAGAACCTCGAAGGCCCGCTCGTTGTCCATCTCGGGCACGAAGTCCCCGGCCGAGTCGAACTGCTGGACCGCCGTGCGGAGGAGCCAGCTCTGGCTCGGCGAGAGGCGGCCGTAGCGGTTCTCGTAGTCGGCCTCCTGCCGCGTGTCCCCGTCGCGACTCATGTAGGGGTCGCCCTGGTAGACGGTGCGGTTGTAGGCCACGTAGAGCCGGTCGTTCACCCCCGCCGGAGAGGGGATGCACATCGGCACGTTCTCCAGCTCGGGGTCGTCGCCGTCCGTGTTCAGCCCGAAGCTGCCGTTGCGCTCGCGGACCAGGACCACGTTGTTCTCGTTGATGAACCCCTTCGCGAAGAAGAACACCGTCGCCTCGACCACGTAGTCGAAGTCCTCGAACTTCGAGACACCCTCGACGTAGCCCGCGTGGGCCAGACCGGGGTCGGCCGGGATGCGGGTGATGTCCAGCGCGTTGCTCGGGATGATGTACGTGTGGTCGTCCAGCTCCAGCGTCAGGTCGCGGGCACCGTCACGGAGGATGAAGAGCGTCTGCTGGTCGGCGTCCTCGCGGAGGAGGTTGGTCGCCAGCGGCGGCCCGGACTCCATCTCGTAGCGGTTCGACTTGAACGCCGTGCCGCCCTGCTCGATGTAGTCCTCGTACTCGTAGACGCCGTACAGCCGGGCGATGCCCATGTACGGGGGCATCTGGATGCCCTTCAGCCCACGCCCGAGGTCGGAGGAGTTCACCGCCCCGAGGGCCGCGATGACCGCCTGCGCGTCGGCCCCGGCGTTGGGGTCGATGTCGGTGGTCTTGCGGGCACCGTAGGCCCCGACGCCCTTCGGCCCGTAGCTGGCGTTCGCCTTCGCGTAGGCGATCTCCGTCGCACGGGTCACCAGGAACAGGGAGTTGACCTCCGAGCCACCCGCGTTCCGCTCGCCGCCGATGATGTTGAACACGGGGTTCGTGACATCGGTGACATCGGTGAACAGGTGGTTGATGCCCGGCATGAACCCGGCGGCCGTGGGGGCCGTCCCGGCGTTGAGCTGCCGGTACGGGATGTCCTGCCGACCGAAGCGGGGCATGAACTCCCGAGGCACCAGGAAGCCCATCTGCTTGCCCGCCGCACCGTGCCCGGCCCCGCCCGGACCCGTGAGGATCTGGATCGGGTCCTTCGCCGTGGCGTCCGGGTAGGTGTAGCTGCCGAGCAGGCAGTCGGGGTTCAGGTCCGTCCAGGTGAGCGCCTGGAGGGTCATGTCCCGGTTGCGGAACGGCCGGAAGATGGCCGTCTTGCTGCCCCGGTCCACGAAGACCTCGTGCTCCCGGTCCTGCTCGGTGAAGCCCACCACCGAGCCGCCGTAGGCCGGGGCGTCCGGGGCGTGCCAGCCCAGGCCGTCCAGGCGGTTCCAGGTCTGGACGTGGACCGTGGGCCAGTACGTCTCGTCCGTGGCCGTGCCGATGGCCGAGAAGGTCGTGTCGATGCTCGACGGAGCCCGGCGCAGGTAGGTGCCGAGCGTCTCCTCCGAGCCGCCCCGCATCGCGAAGCGGACGATCTCGTCCGGCACGCGGGTCATCGCCGACCGGCCGGGGTGGTAGAGCAGCGTGGTCGAGAGGACCATCTTGCTCGGGGCGTACCGGGGTCCGCCCTGCCACCCGCCGGACTCCGCCAGCTCCAGAGCGGCGGGCAGGTTGCCGAGGTCCCACGGGGTCGAGTCGCCGCCCTCACCGCCGATGTCGGTGAGCACGACCATGAAGTCCGCGACCCGCGTGTTGTAGCTGCTGATGTCGTCGGCGTTGTGCCACTGCGACCGGAAATCCACGGTCAGGGTGTTGCCCGTGCCCACGTTCCAGCCCGCGAAGTCCGCCGAGAGCGGCTCCAGCACGAGCATCCCGGCGTCCGTGCCGGAGTGGTGTGTGTAGTCCGCCGTCGAACCGGCACCGATGACCCGGAAGGCCCCGTTGTTGTTCCGGTCGGCCGGGTCGCCGAACAGCACCAGGTAGACCTCGGAGGAGGCCCCCGTGTGGTCCCGGCCGTTGTTGGTCAGCATCCCGTAGAGGGTGCGCTCGGCCCGCAGGAGCGGGGTGGACACCAGGGACGGGTCGTTCTGGAACTGGCCGCCCTCCTTCTTGAAGTAGCCGCCGTCCGCGTTGAAGTCGAGGCCCTGGCTGGTGAGGTCCAGGTAGTAGCGGGTGGTCCCGAAGATGTCGGCCGCCGAGGACAGGTCCGCGACATCCACGCCCGTCAGGCGCAGGTTGCTGTGCAGCAGGCCGCCCAGGACGATGAAGGGCCGCTCGAACCGCGTCTCCCGCCAGGGGTACTGCGGGCCGGGGTAGCTCGACCGGATGCTCTCTGCGAGCGCGCTCGGCGGGGCCGTGGTCTGCTTCTCGCCGAGGAAACGCACGGTGACCGGGTGCTGGTTGCCGTTGGCCGGGGCGACCGTGGGGTATCCCGTCTTCCAGAACTCGTTGGGCGTGACGAAGCGCACGTCCTCGACACCCGCCGACCGGAAGGTGCCGCGAGCACCGCTGCTGCCGTCCGAGCCGCCGATGAACAGATGGACGGAGGAGCCGTTGTACCAGCCCGACGCCAGGCCGCCCAGGTTCATGAAGCCGATGGGCTTCAGGTCGGCACCCACGTCCCACTCCACGTCGGCGTCGAAGCCGGTGTTCGTGAAGCCGACGTTCCCGTCCGAGTCCGGGGTCGCGTCGTGCTTGAGCAGCAGCGTCACGTCCGGCTGGATGGTGGCCGCGTCCGACCAGACGGTGCGAATGCCGTCCGGCCCGTCCACCGCGTCGCTGTGGTTCGGGGCCGGGTCGGAGCCGCCGAACAGCTCGGCGACCTCGTGGACCACCGGACCCTCGGTGTCACCGGGGTTGCTCTCCTTCCACGAGGTGCGGAGGGTGCCCTTCACCAGCGACCCGACGTTGTGGGCCAGGATGCGGTTGTAGTCCCAGTCGCCGGGGTTCACCGCCCGACGCAGGTCGAGCACGTCCTGGGAGGCCACCTCGTCCGCGTAGAGGCCGTCCGGCCGGGTGTTGAACTGGTTGACCAGGGCACCCGTCTCGTGGCCCACAGCGGCCGTTCCCCACCGCCCACGGCCGCCTGCCGGGATGGTGATCTCGCCGTTGACCAGGTCCACGTTCGAGATGCCGACGATCTCGTCTTCGATCTTGAGGAAGATGCTCGACAGGACGTGGGCGGAGTCCTCCAGGCCGCAGCCGTTGAGGTTCGTGACCGCGATGGTGAAGTCGGCCAGCTTGCCGTCGTCCGGCCCCAGCATGGCCCCCAGGGACGCCTGGAGCAGCGGCACGGCACCCGTGAGCGGGTCCACCAGCGTCGCGACGCCGGGGGTCCGCAGGGTGGACTCGTTCTGCGCCGGGTTGCCGCTCTGCTTGACCGCGACGTAGACACCACCCGCCCGGCGGAAGACCGCCGCGATGGGGATGGCGTAGACGTAGCCGTCGATGGTGCCGAGGGCGTTGTTCGGGTCGCCGTCGCCCGCACGCCAGAGGCTCGGGTCGCCGAGGGCCTCCCGCATGTTGACCCACTGCATCCCCGCCACCGGGGCCGTGGCCGTGGCCTGGCCGAGGATGTTCGGGTCACCGAAGCCGTCCGGGTGGGCGGCCAGGTTCACGCCCGCCCCGCCGCCGAGGCCGGAGCCGTAGACGCGGATGCGGTACTGGATCTGGACGCGCTTCGTCGTCTCGTGGCCGATGGCCGGGTCTTCGAGGTCGTCCGTGATGTTCGTGCCGCCGTGCTTGACGTTGCCGTACTTCCAGACGGTCGAGGCGGTCGGCTTGTTGAGGAGCGAGGGGTTGGGCTCGACGGTGGTCGCCCACGCCTCCAAGAACACGAAGTCGGTGCGGGTGTCGGAGCCGGGGCCGGGGTAGAGCTTGACGACGTTGTGGACCCCGGACGTGCCGGTGATGTCCGTGCCCGCGACCGGGATGATCCAGCCGTTGACGTTGGCCCACACGACCGGCTGCGTCTCGTCGCCGTCGAGCGCCCCCTGAGCGGCCCGAGGGACGCCGAGGTGGAAGTGGTTGACCCACAGCGGATCGAACTTGAAGTCGAACTCGGAGCGCGTCGGGTCCATCAAGAACCCGGAGGGCATGACGCCCGCGACGTACTGGCGCATCCGCTCCAGCTCGACGCTGGACATGAGGTTCAGCTCGGCGTCCAGCGGGGGCTTGCCCTTCTGCCAGATGACCGAGGCCCAGGCCCGGTCGAGGGGGCTCAGGGTGCGAGAAACGCCAGTTCCGTGATCGAGTGCCATGATTTCCGCCTTCAGAACAGCAGCGCGAAGCTGGCGAGGAACACCTTGGAAGCGCCGTCGTTACGGAAGGCCAACCGGATCGCGGTCGTCTTCTCGCAGAAGGCGATGGGCTCCAACAGGTTCACCTGACACCAGTTCGAGCCGTCGTCGGTCGTGAGCCAGACCGAGAAGTCGTTCGGCTCCTGGTCGGTCTCTTCGAGCAGCCGGTGAGCCGGAGAGTTCGTCCCCGCCAGCAGCCCGGCATCAGCCGCCACGTCGTGCGTGTGCTGGAAGTTGTAGAGCTTCCAGAAGACCATGAACTCGTCGGTGCCCACGGGCACGTCGTTGCAGTCCAGGGTGTACGCGCTGATGTCGATGGAGTCCGTGATGATCAGGCCCGGCCTGTTCGGCGTCACCCCATCGTTGACCGGCATCATCGCCGTGTGCGTCGGCATCTGGCCGTCGTCCGGCACCCCCTCCTCCCGGCCGGTCTGGAACCGGGGGAAGAAGTTGGCCTGCGGGTCGAGCGTTCGGTCCACGAACCAGAAGGTCTGGTCGAGGACCAGCTCGGCGACATGGTCGCTGGTGAGCAGCGGGTTGAAGTAGACGTTGTCGAACATCGGGTAGAGCGCGAGCAGGTGGGCGTAGCTCTCGCTCACCAGGTCGCCGCCGTCGATGTCCCCGGCCCCGTCGAGGATGTAGTCGGTCGCCGACACCGGGAAGTCCATGTTCAGGGGCACGGGGATGGCGTACTTCCCGTTGATCGGCTCCTGGTGCGCCGGAGCCTCGGCAGGCACGCGCTGCACCTGGATCACGTCGGGCGCATCCGAGAGGTGGCTGAGCAGGTCTACAAGCAGTCGCATCCGTCAGCTCCCCTAGATGTCCGCGTCGTCCTTGATGTTCAACGTCATGGCCGAGGCGGTGACCGGGGTGGTCGCGAAGACCTGACCCTGGACGCCCGCCGTGGTCGTGCTGTTGACCTTGTTCCCCACGCAGACGACGTAGTTCGTGGGCATCGCACCAGAGGCACTGTCGCCGATGTTCTGCGCTCGGTTGCCCATGATGATACCGCCGTTGGTGTCGGAGGCTCCGGCGGGCACGATGATCTCGCCGAGGACCCGGTTGCCCGTGACGATGTAGTCGTTGGCCGAGTCGAGCTTGAGGTCACCGCCGATCTTGTTGTTGCCGAAGGTGGACCCGTCTGCGCCCGTCGCGGTGACCTCGCCCGCGACCTGGTTGCCCGTCACCGTCAGGTCGTTGCCGTTCGACACGTCGAGAAGCGGCGTCCCGCTGTTGTCCCACAGGACGTTGCCCGTGATCGCGCAGTCGTCCAGCAGCGTCAGATCCCAGTTGCCCGCCCCCCGGTTGCCCGAGAAGGTGCATCGCTGCGCCCCGTGGGCGTCGAAGGTCGAGGCGAAGTCGTTGCCGACGATCTGGCACTCCAGGGGGGCCAGGTTCCCGGACAGATCCACCAGCCCGCCGCACTGGTTGTCGGAGAAGACGCAGTTCACCAGGTAGGCATCGGGGTCTACGTTGACCGAGCCGTTGAACTTGTTGGACGAGATGAGCAGGCCGGTCTGGGTCGTGCCCGGCGTGGCCGTGATCCCGATGTTGACGGTCGTGTTGAAGTAGTTCCCGGTGATCTCCATCCGGTCGCCGAGCGTCTGGAACGTCCCGGCGAACCTGTTGCCCTGCACGGTGAGATCGTCACCGACCACGTCGGTCTTGCCGAACGAGACGTTGCCAGTCAGCGCACTGTCGTCCCCGGTGAAGTCCAGGTCCCCGTTGGCGGAGTTGCCGGAAACCGTCGTCCGACCCGTCGCCGAGACGACGACGATGTCGTCCAGCACGGCGTTGCCGTTGATCGCCAGGTAGTTGCCCGTTGCCGCGATGTCGGTCGTCACCCTGTTGCCGGAGATCGTGATGTAGTCGCCGTCAGCCCGGATGCCGAACTCGGTCACCGCGTTGTCGGCGATGGTCGTGTAGTCGCCCTGGAAGTAGATGCCCCACTTGTCGGCGTCCGCGCTCGACTGCTCGTAGCCGCCCACCACGTTGCCGGTGATGGTGCAGTGGTCCCCGGAGATCCACATGCCGCCCCGGACGAGCGGAGAGGTCCCGAGCCCGATGAAGACGTTGTCAGAGACGACCAGGTAGGTCTTCTCGGCCGCCCCGGAGTCACCGAGGGTCACCGTCCCGAGCGAGAAGGTGTTCCCGTTGAGGATGGTGCCGACCCCGTCGATCTTGAACTCCAGGTCCAACGCACCCCGCTCGCTGATGTGGCAGCCCTCGAAGCTGTTGTCGTCCCCCTGGAAGTTCACGTCCGACCACAGCTCGATCTCGCAGGCCTCGAAGCGGTTGCGGTTCGCCGTGAACCCGCTGTTCTGCACGCCATCGTAGAAGACGCACCCGGTGAACTTCGAGTCGTTCGCCAGGGTGACCCGGCCGCCGTCCGAGCCGTCGCCCGTACCGAACCGCTCGTTGTTGAACAGCCCGCCGGAGGGCGGGACATGCGCGGTGGCGGTGTCGCCCGACCACCAGTTGTTCGAGTAGTGGCCGCCGGATGCGCCGGAGCCAAGAAGCTCACCACCCACGCTGTTGTTGTTGACGAAGCAGTCGTCGGCCGGGGTCAGGTCGCCCAGGAGCACCTTGTTGTTGACGAAGCGGTCCTCGTCACCCAGGAACACGTCGCCCTGGAAGCCGTTGCCCACGTAGCTGTTGTGGCTGAGGGCGATGGGCGTGTTGACCCCGTAGAGCGCGTCGCCGCCGATCTGCGAGATCCAGTTGTCCGAGAAGTGGTTGTAGCCCGCCCCGGCGGGCATGAACACCGCCACCTTGCGAGCGTGGATCGCTCCGGCCGCCGCCGTGTGGACCGTGCCGATGAAGTTGCCCTGCACACGGATGTCCTCGCCCTGGAGGTAGAGGGCCATCAGGTCCGTGTCGGTGATGTTGCAGTCCACGATCCACTTCGGCTGGAGGATGGTGTAGCCGAGACGGATGCCCGCGTCGCCACCGTCGATCTTCGTGCGGTAGATCCGCGTGCTGATCCCATCGGTGGACACCTCGTGGATGGCCCCCGAGCCCGCCGCCAGGCCGCACTGGAACTGTGCCGCCTTGCCGGTGAGGAAGTTGCAGTCCTCGATCAGCAGGCTGGCCGCCTGGCCGACGTTCGACTCGACCCGGACCACGAAGTCCGTGGTCTGGTCCGAGACGCAGTTCCGCATCGTGAAGCGCGAGTAGCCGCCGCCTGAGCTGCCCTCGAACCAGAACCAGCCGTGCGCCTTGCCCTTGAGCTGCACGTTCTCGAACAGGAAGTTGTTCGCGTAGCCGTCCGTGATCTGCGCGAACAGCCGGTCGTTGATGGTGGCCGAAGGAGCGCCACCCTCATCGTCGTACCGGAACGCCAGGTCGCGGAAGATCCAGCCCGCGTTGTCGTGGAAGCTGAACAGGGCCGGAGCCGAGTCGCCCTTCCAGAGGATCTCCACCGGGTCCGTCGAGAGGCCGTCCTGCCGCCAGGCCGAGCCCTCGATGATGAGGCCGTCGAGCCCCTGGTGGCTGATGGGCAGCTTGGTGTTGTCCTCCAGGGTCGGGCCGATGACCTTGATCCGGCGGAACCGGCCCTCGTCGCTGCCGAGCGTGCCGGGCTGCGACGCCTCGAACACGAACTCGATGGCGTCGGCCAGCTCCAAGAAGTGGGCGTCGCCAGGCTGGCCGTGGCCGATGGGGGCACCGACCGTGATGTCCAGCCGCTTGTCCACGTCCACCAGCGGGTTGCGCATGTCCACGTAGGACGTGATGAACCCGCCGCCACCGTCCGTGGTGTAGCGGCCCAGCAGCACGTCGTTCGGGCCAGGCAGAGCCAGGGTGCTGCTCGTGGAGAGCACCGGGCACTTCGGGTCCGTGCCGTCCACGTAGGCGTAGGCGTCGTCGTTGGGGACGGCCGGGACGGTGAACTCGTGGGCCGCGATGATCGAGCGGACGCCCTGGATGAGGACGACCATCTCGTCGAAGTCGAGCCCGAGGTCCGTGCCCGGCATCGAGGTGGTCACCGCGCCGCCGCTGATGAGCCAGTCGGAGAACAGGTCGGCGAACAGATCCTCGTGCGCGGCCGTTCGGGGGTCCGTCGTCGAGATGGTCAGCGAGCCGTCCGGCTCGGCCTGGACGGTGCCGTGCTTGAACCGCAGGGCGTAGCCCCGCTTGGCCCACCCGTAGGTCGTGTCGAACTGGTAGTCCGTCCCCGCCCGGCCGTCCGGGGTGTTCGGGGTCACGATGTTCCGGCGAAGAACCGCAGTCGCGGGGTTCGCCGCGTTGACGTTGAACGCCGCCGTGGGATCGGCACCGCCGAAGGAGCCGGTCAGGGTGGTGTTGCCGCCGTTGTTCACGGCGTCCGAGTAGATGACCCGGCTGTAGCCGAAGGTGCAGAGCCGGTCGCCCGCAGCGTTCTCGTACAGGGGGGCACCGAGGGGGTCGTTGTCCCCCTGCACCACGTCCACGAAGCCGGTCGCGGGCAGCGAGTCCGCCGCGAGCCGGGTGTCGAGGTAGATCTCCTCCTGCGGGCCGCTGTTGAGCAGCTTCGCGGCGACGGGCCAGAAGACCCGGTGGCCGTAGGTGTCCGTGGCCTCCGGGGAGTCCACCAGGCAGAAGTCGCCTGCCCGGCCGAACTGCTGGCCGGTGGTGACGCGGGGGTTCGCCCCGGTCTGGCCCGGCTCGCGGCTGAAGGGCACGCAGGCGGCGAAGAACACCATCTCGCCACGCGGGTTGTCGCCGCTCGTGAGCACGCCCGCGTTGACGAGCAGATCACCACCCAGGACGGGCGGGTGCGACAGGTGGACGAGCCCGGCGGCGTAGTCCACCTCGATCCACTGCGGCTGCGCCTGGTCCGGGTTCAGGATCAGGTCGTTGCCCTCGATGGGCCGGTCGAAGTCCGGCACCACGTCGTTGCCGTCCACCTTCGCCGGGAAGAACACCACCCGGAAGCCGAGGTCGAGCAGGGAGCCGGGGTTCGCGTTCGTCCCGGCGGCCCCGGCCCCACTCGACGACGTGTCGAAGATGGCCTTGTCGGGCATCGCCTGGTGGCTGGTCGCCTCGACGGCGGACCGACCCTTGAGGCTCTTCTCGACCCACGACGGGTCGATGAGGTTCTGGAGCCTGGCCGAGTCCAGGTCGGACGGGGGCAGGTAGTCGTTCAGCCAGAGGGCCTCGATGGGGTCGTGGAGCGTCCACTCCAGCTTGACTTCCTGACCCGCACCCGAGCCGGTCGCCATCTGGAAATACTGGCCGTGCCCGTAGAAGGGCAGCCCGAGGTTGGGGTCGATCTGCGAGATCATCCGCAGGTCGTAGTAGGTGTTCACCCCGAGGCCCTGGTCGGCCGTACCCGCCGCCACGATCTCGTAGTAGCCGAGCAGCCGGTCGAGGTTCGGCTTCGCGATCAGGTCCACCGGGACGGCCGGGTCCGTGTCGATGGTCTCCCAGTTGCCGTCCTGCACCTGACGGACTTCGTGGATGTGGACGATGCGGCCCACGTCGGCCGAGGCGTCGAAGTGGTCCGTCGCCGAGCTGACGATGATGCGGAACCGGCCCAGGTTCATCTGGTTCACGGCTTCGCCGTTGACCCCCTGGAGGCGGCCGAGCCCCCGGAACAGGGGCCTCGGGATGGGCAGGGCGACCTTCTGCTCCCAGTCGTCCGCGTGACCGAGGTAGCCCCACGGGGCGTTGTTGTCCTTCTCGGCCGCGCTCCCGTGGGGGGCGAACAGGCCCGTGCTCGTCCACTGCGTGTGGATGGGCTGGTAGTCGGCGTTGAGGGACTCCTTCGGCGGGACGAACGCGAAGGTCTGCTCGGCACCCCGGCGGCCGGAACCCGGCACCGCCACCAGGCGGGTCGCAGCCGGGCGGATGATCGTGATCGACCGGATGACGCATGTCTGCGTCGCCACGTCGAAGTCGAAGTAGTCCGTCAGCGGCTTGTTGTCGTCGAGTTCGATCTTGCCTTCGTCGAAGCTGATGACCCGGAAGACCTCGTACTTCGAGTCCTGCGTCAGGGGCACGATGGCCCGACGAGCACCAGCACCCGGAGGGGCACCGTCATCGCCGAAGAGGCCGTCGCCGACACCACCCTCGCCGGGGGTCGCGACCAGGTTGTCGCTCACCGTGCCGGGGGAGCCGGTCATCGAGATGACGACGTACAGCCCGCCGTCCGGCACCGCGCCCGACAGGTTGTAGATCTCGGGGATCGAGTCCTGCCCGGCGTGGCCGGAGAGGAGGTCCGGGGTGCCCACCGTCGAGCGGTAGGTCACGGTGTCGAGGTGCAGCGTGTCCCGGCCGCCGGAGGTGGAGATGTACCACTGGTGCAGCAGGAGATCGTGCTTCGCGGTCGGGCCGACGACCTCGAAGGAGATCGGGTGGCCGAGCAGGCTCGGGCCGTGCTTGCCGTGCCGGTTGGTGCCGTGGTCGTAGGGCCGGAAGTTGATCTCCGGCATCCCCGGCATCCCGAGGTTGTTCTGGCGACGCTGGAGCGGGGCAGGGTGGCCCGCGAGCTGCTCGTCACGCACCGAGCCGGTCAGGTCGAAGGCAGCCGCCCACGACCCGCTGAAGCCCTTGATGACCTCGGGGGCCAGGACCGCCTTGGAGGCGGGCACGCTGTCGTGTCGAGCCAGCCGCTCACGCCACGAAGGCTTCTCCTCGGTGGAGTGCCCCCGACGATCGAGCGCCTTGTCGAGCTTCGTCAGTGGGTAGTCAGCCATCAGACCTCACTCCATCTGCTTCAGCGCAGGTATAGGCTCCCCACCGCATCAGTCGGGGTCCACCAGGGAGTCGTTGGGGTGAACCAGCGTGATCCCGAAGAGCCCACGCACCAGGTCCGAGTCGCCGCCCGTCTTCGAGGCGACCTCGAAGACGCCGCCGACGACGTACCGCTTCTCCAGGGCGTAGTCCACCGCCCCGACATCCATCCGCACCTGGACCATCAGCGGGCTCTCCCCGAGAGGAGAGCCGACCGTGTAGCCCGAGAGCGCCGCCGGGTTCGAGAACAGGGTCGCCACCGGGCCGACGTGGACCTTGACGTAGCAGCCCTTGTAGCCCGTCACCGGGTCCGTGAACGTGTACGTCCCCGTCCCCGCCACCTGGCAGCCCGCACCGTCGAGGTTCGGGTCCTGCTTCGAGGGGCCGCCGCCATCCGCTCGCCCGGCATCCAGCCAGGTCGTCAGGCCGGGCACCTTCACCAGGACGGCGACGCGGCTGTCCGTCAGACCGCCAGGGCCGGGAGCCCTGTACGCGATGTCGTCCAGCGTGATGCCGTCGAGACGGAGGGTGACCTCGGTCGCCCCGGTCTGCGGGACCGGCGTGGCGTGGTTGACGAAGGCCGCGTCGAGGACCCGCGTGTACTTCCGCACGCCCACCGCCGCGCTGTAGTCCGGCTGCGGGTCCGCCATGTGGGTCGCCTGCACGGGGAAGTGACCCGTCGAGAAGTCCGTCTGCGGGTAGATGAGCACGCCCGCCGAGGGGTACGGCACCGTGTTCACGGCCCCCACCGAGGGGTTGCGGTCGGGCAGACCGGCCACCTGGAGGAAGTCGAGCCCGGAACCGGCCGTCTGGTCGGTCAGGTGCTCGTCCGTCAGCAAGAAGCTGACCTCGTCCCACGGAGCGTTCGCCAGGGCGATGCGGGTCGGCGTCTCGATGAGTCCGAGAGCCCAGCCGCCCATGCCGGGGCCGGTCAGGGCCACCAGGGCGTTCGCGTTGTAGTGGCCGTGGGCCGCCAGAGCACCGGGGTAGGTCTCCACGTACCGGGCCACCTCGTCGAGGAACGTCTCGCTGTAGTCCTTCGAGGCCGGGTGCAGAGCTGCGTCCATCGTGTGCGGGGGACCACCGCCCAGGTGGAAGTTGCCGAAGATGCCGTCCTTGTTCACGGCGTCCCAGCGGGTCGTGTGCATCAGCACCTTGCCCGCCTGGACGTGCGTGAGCAGGGCTCCGTGGCCGTCGTCCAGAGCCCACGGCTGGCTCACCAGGGTCGTATCGACGTGGGCGATGGGCCGCCGGAAGTGGGCGCGCATCACCGCGTCGCGGGAGAAGGACGGCAGCAGATCGTCGCCGACCAGCACGATCTCACCCGGCAGGGACACGTCGGCCGTGTCCGCGTCCAGCGGGGAGTTCGCGTCCGTGAAGACGCCGCCACCGTTGGAGCCGAGGTGGGTGAAGGGCAGCTCCAGCCGCCACTGGAGCTGGTAGTCCGTGCTCGGGATGATGCCGAGGGCCGGGTCGGTGTTGACCGGGACCACCAGGGAGCTTCCCAGGGCCGGAGCCCCGCCGTCGTCGCCGTAGCCCCACGGGGCCGTCACCAGGAACGCGGGGTTCTGCGACGCCACGTCCGCCGGACCGATGCCGCCCACGCCCGTCAGGTCGAGGCTGTCGGTCCTGAAGGAGGTCCAGAAGCCCGGCGTCACGGTGGCGTCGAGCTGCTGGATGGTGAAGCTCTGGTTGCCGTTGGCCGGATCGCGGGGCACGAAGTACGCGACCCCGGACACCCACACGATGTGCTCGTCGCCGGGGACCGAGTCGGTGGCCCAGTCGAAGGCCGTGGAGCCCATCGCGGGCAGGTTCTTGCCTGCGGGGTCCATGAAGACGCGGTTGCGGACGACGTGCCACGGGTTCGCCGCGTAGCCGTAGTCCGGGGCCGGACCGTCCGGGGCCACCGGGGCCGTGGCGGGCAGCCACGGGTTCGCCAGGTTGTCCGTGTCCTCGGGAGCATCGACCGGGGACACGCCGTAGACCTCGTAGGGCACCGGGGCGTCCCACGGGAAGATGCCGTCCCGTGCGAAGGACTCGAAGTCGGCCTCCCGCTTGAAGTGGACGAGCATGTACGTGCCCACCTCGTCGCGGTTGCCGTCGAGGGCGATGGAGGGCATCAGGAAGGTCTGCCGGTAGCGGGCGACCTGCCAGACCCAGTAGTCCTCGTCGAAGCCGTCGTAGAGCCCGGCCGTCCTGAAGCTGGCCCCGACCGCCGAGCCGTCCTCGTAGGTCAGGTTGTTGTAGGTCGTCGGCGGGTCGAAGAACCGCCGCGACTCGAAGCTCGCCGTGGACACCTCGCCTCGGGGGGTCCACTTCAGGCCCGTCGCCGGGCTGTAGTCCTTGAGGACGGGCAACCGGTAGCGGAAGAAGTTCGGCTCGAACACCAGGGCGTCACCGTGGATCGGCTGCGCCAGGCTGCCGTTCTGCGCCACGGGGGCCACGTCGTAGAAGTTGCTGGTCCCGCCGAGGATGGGGATGCCGTAGGCCGTCAGCAGCGTCGCGTCGGCTTCCGGGTCGGTGCCGAGGCGGACCTGGCCGGGGGCCGGGACCGTGTCGGCCGACGTGCGGCTCGTGCCCGCCACCGTGTCGCCGTCGAGGTCGTCGTAGGGGGCCTTGAGCGCGTTGGAGTCGCTGTCCACGCCCTCGTGGATCTCCTTCAGACCGTACTGGCCCGTCGCCCGGCCGGGGAACAGGAAGGGGTCGTGGTTCCCGTCCGAGTCCGTCCCGGTGTCGAAGATGCCGCCGGGGTCCCCGTCGCACTGGTGCCCGTCGTCGCAGGCCTCGCCGCTGTAGCAGGGGTCGCCCAGGATGCCGTTGCCGAGCAGGATGGCGGCCACCACCCGACCCTGAGCGGAGAGCGCGGCCGTCTCGTCGGAGACGAGGGGCTGCGCCAAGAAGCTGGTCTTCACGTCGCCACCGCGAGGCACGACGAAGTGGAACAGGGCGAGCACGCCCCGGTCCGCCGGGAAGACGGTGCCGGAGAGGGTCACCGGCACGCGAGCCGGTCGCCCCGTCTCCGCGTCGTTGCCGGTGGGCCGGGGGTAGATGCGGGCGGAGCGGAAGATCGGCAGGGGCGCAGGCCCGGTGTCGCCGTCGCGGGTGTAGCCCCCGATGTGGGTCCGGCCTTCGCCAGCCCCTTCGAGGGAGGCGAGCACCTCGATGCCCGTGTTGAAGGTCCAGTCGGTCCGGGGGTCGGCCATCGGCCAGACGAACTCGGCGTCGCGGGGCGGCCCGATGGTGCGCAGGAGGTACGGGAAGACGTTGCCCGCGTTCTGGACCGAGGCGTCGGTGTAGACCAGGCCCGACCCGGCGTAGTTCTCCATGCTGGCGTCGCGGAGCTTGAGGTAGCCCCAGTCGGGGATGCCGCTGAAGGTGGTGGACGGGTCCCACTCGCCGAGCATCGGCGGGCGCTTGACGACGGTGCCGATCAGCTCGTCGAGAGCCCCCTCGACGTTGCTCGACCACAGCAGGTCCGGGTGGCCGTCGTGCTCGATGGCGGACGCCTTGTGCGCCTGCTTCGGGTCGTCCAGGTGCGTCGCGACCGACTCCATCGCGAGCTGGCCGGGGACGTGCGGGATGGGCGTCTCGATGACCCCCACGTTCGGGCCGGGGCCGACCAGGCCCGCACCCGTGAGCGACGGCCTCGTGGCGACCTTGTCGGGGCCGGTCTTCCCATGCCCCGTCTTCAGCGTGCCGGGATTCAGCTTCCGAGGCATGTCCGGTCTCCCACGGTCAGCAGCAGGTTGCGAGTCCGGTAGACCGCCGCCAGCGTTCGGTTGTCAGCCTTCGGGTCCACGAACAGGACGTTGTTGTTGTCGTCCAGCTCGGCGAATCGCGAGAGCACGATGAGCAGCAGCTCCGACTTGCGGAACAGGAGCCCTCCGGCCACGCCCCGCACGTCCTCGACCGCTCGGGCGAGGAACGGGACCCAGCACTTGTGCCTGGTCGCCCCCGACAACGGCTGCGCCATGATGGTCGGGCGGTAGGCGTCGTCGTCGGCGAAGGGGTAGTAGGCCCTGAACTCGGCGTCCTTCCGGGGCTTCTCATCGTTGCCGGGACCACCGAAGGACACGATGTCCTGCACGTCCTGCTGCACGAAGGCGTGCAGGTTGAGCAGGCCGGTGTCCGCGTCGAAGTCGGACACTGCGACCTCGGCGGTCGCAGCGAAGAACCACTCCTCCGTGACCCCTGCGATCTGGTCCGTGCCCACCGGCACGGTCGTCCCGTCGTGGATGGGGATCTGGTCGAGCGGGGCCAGGTAGGGGAAGCCCTTCTCCAGGCCACCCATGCCGACCTGGCCGGTCCAGACGCTCGGGCTGGCGAGCAGCGGCTCCACCTGGAGCGTCGTCGGCAGCGTGCCGTCACCCGTCGAGGTGATGTCGCCGTCCTTGGACCCCGCCGTCTGCGGGGCGTAGCTGCGGTAGTAGTAGGCGATCTGGTAGCCGCCGCCGTTCACGCCGTAGTTCGGGATCGGGTCCTGCGCGAAATACTTGATCGTGCAGAGGGTGTGGCCCGCCCCGGAGAGCTGCGTGCCGACCGCCGTGTCCAGCTCGATGAGGCGGCTCGACGAGCCGAGTTCCGAGTTGTCCACGTCCACGATCTTGTCCACGACCGCCACTGCGTCGTGGACGTAGATGCCCTCGCCCCGATCGTTGCTCCACACCCGCCGGGGGAACCGCAGGCTGTCGCGGTCGATGCTGATGATCTGCTCGGCCGTCACCTCGCCGACCGCCGACCCCGCCAGGGGAGCCCCGTGGGCGATGGTGTCGTTGGCGATGTACTCGGTCTGGATCTCGCGGTAGCCGAGGCGGTAGCGGGCCGGGAGGAGGTTCTCGTAGTCCGCCGGGCGCTGCGCGACATCGTTCTCGATGAGCGGGCCGGGGCCGGTCTGCCAGAGGTCCGAGTCGCTGTAGACGGTCGAGTCGGGCACCACCTCCAGCGTGGGCGTGTGCGTCGCACCCCGCCCGAGCGGGTAGGTGATCTCCACCTCCACGAAGATGCGCCGGGGCGATCCCTCGTCGGCCGGAGCCACCGGAGGAGCACCCGCCACGTCCGAGCCGACCATCTTGTGCTCGATGTTCGGCCCGGCGAT